ATTTGCCCTCTCCTCTTTCTTCTTAACGGATCAGCTGACGAAAAGAGAATAGGATTAAGTATCGCAAAGCTTTACTTAGTCATAGTTCTTCCAGTGTCAACCGACTTTAGTAGTATTACTACGCCTGGAGTCGAGATTGGGTTTAATGATCAGATATTTGGTCACAAGTGGCGTAAATTCCTAGTCCATTGGACAAAGAAATTTAAATCACCTGATCTGAGCTGGAATGGATCATGGCATGCAACAACAAAGAACGGTCCTAACGGACACGCTCTTTTATTTGCTCACCATGATTCATGCGCCTTATCTAACGATCCTGAAGTACAACAACATCTTTTTAAATGGCTGGCTCTTACGAGTCCTCCGCTAAAGAAGATTATTATGTCACTTCAAGTAAAATGGAAAGCTGAATCCAAAGACAAGTTTAAACACAGTAGACTGGGATTAATCCCAGAGCACGGTGGAAAGACTCGTCAGATAGGAATTGCAGACTATTTTACACAGGAGTCTTTGCAATCTATATTCCATTGGAGTATGAATTGTCTAAGACAGTTAGACACAGATGGGACTTACAATCAAGAATTAATTGTTGCGAAAACGCGACAAGCAATTAAAGAAGGTAAACCCATTCATTGTCTTGACCTATCATCTGCAACAGATCGTTTTCCTGTAAAATTACAGGTTGACTTTCTATTACCGATTTTAGGTGAAGAGAAGGCTCTAGCTTGGAGAGATCTCCTTACCAAAAGGGACTTCTATCACAGTACTGGAAATGTGAGATATGCTGTAGGTCAACCTATGGGGATAATATCCTCGTGGTCAATCTTTAGTTTAACTCACCACGCGTTCATCGAGTATTGCGCAGAACTAGAAGGGTTTAAATCCTTCAGGGACTATGTAGTACTCGGAGACGATGTGGCTATTTTCAATACGAAGGTATCAGATAGGTATCTTAGTGCTATGTCTTATATTGGAGTTGAAATTTCAATCCCTAAGTCATATCACTGGACACCTAAAGATCTCTTTCCCCCGAGTGCAGAAATCGCAAAGCGATTATTGTATAGGGAGGAAGAAATCACGCCCATTCCTTACAAGTTAGTCAAAACTTGGTCAAAGAGTCCATCACTGGAATCTCTAACACTAAGATTTGGTTTACTTGGCTTAGGAATAACCGTTGAACCATATAGCTGGGAAACCCTGTCAAAAACTATCTTTTTTAAAGATAGAATGACATTTCTGCTTCTTACACAATCGCCAATGGAAGTGTTAACTTCCATCCGGACTTTACGCCCACAAGAAATTGCGGTAACGGAAGGTGTCTGGAAAGGTTTAGACCTAAGTCTATTACCTGAGATGATTGCGGAGCTCCTTAAAAAGAAGCTCGAAAAGAAGCAAGCCCTTATCCCAGAAATTCACGAAGCCCTTTTTAGGGAAGATGAAAACGGTAAATCCGTTTTCT